ACCAGCATTGATTGTTGGGTTTGTTAGGGTTGGGCTTGTTAGGGTCTTATTGGTAAGAGTTTGTGTATGATCTTTAAACACAAACTCGTCGTTATTAGTTAACAGTGGTAATGTGATATTTCTTGTTGCTACTAATTCATTGACAGCAAACTGATAAAAATGATCGCCAGTAGTGTCTCCGATTTTAGGTAGAGACAATACTTTATTTGAAAGAGTTTGAGAAGTATCAGTTCCTACAAGAGTAGTAGAAACTTGTGGTAATGATAGAACTTTATCGGTATCAACAATAAGACCATTACCTGTTAAATCTAGATTATCTCCAGATGCAAGTTCTTCTATGGTATTGACTTGACCTACTTTAACTATTAGGGGAAAACGATTTGCCATTATATTGAAACTCCTACGGATCCTAGTGGGCTAGTAGAAGGTCTAACACCAACAGTTAGTGTACCTGATGTTGCTGTGACAATTACTGCATCTTCTTGCAGTACATCCCCTCTTTGATAAATTCTTAAAATATTACCACCGCCACCAGAGCCTCCAATCAATCCGACTACATTATTTGCATTTTTATAGTACAGTTTTCCATCGGTGTAGTTGATCGCCAACTCACCATACTCTAAGTCTGTAGTGAGTGGAATTTTTCCAGCAATGCTGGACTTCTTAATGATAATTTTATTTGCCATTACGATCCTTAAAAAAGGCAGTCACTGAGATAGAGTAAAAACTCTATTATATTTTTCTATTTAGTATGTTCCACCTTCAATATTAAATCCATCTAAATTAGAAATTCCTGCTCCAGCGCCAACAAGATCGTCGCCTATGTATACATTTTTAGCGATACCAACACCACCAGAAATTACAACAACTCCTGTAGAAGTTGAACTAGAATCTGTTGTTCCTGTAAATTTATTTACAGAACCACCAACATTTAATTGTCCACCAATACCAACACCACCAATAACAGTTAGCGCACCTGATGAAGTTGTTGTTGATGCAGTAGAGTCTACTAATGCTAATTTAGCAAATCTAACATTACCGAATACACCAGCTTCGGCTGGAGTAAAGACAGAGTTAGTGTCAGTTGCATCTGCGATAAACACAAATTCTGTAGCAGAATCGTCAAAACCAAAGAAACCTACTTTAGCAGAAGTTCCGTCATGCCAGTTATACTTAATACCACGATCTAGGTTATCATCTGATGTTGGTACAGTGTCACCACCTAAAGTAAACACTGGATCATCAATAGTTACTTGAGTAGAATTAATTGTAGTAGTTGTACCGTCAACCTGTAGATCGCCCTTAATAATAACAGTACCACCATTATTTGCTACTGGAGCAGGGTCAAGATAGAGAGTATTGCTACCATCTGTTGTAGAAATTGTGTTACCATCAATACGAATATTATCAATGTTTACTTGACCAGTGATATCTACAGTAGAATCAGTTCCAGCACCAGATGTTCCTCTAATTGTTACCGCTGTAGAATTTAAAGTTGTTGCTGCTGTAGTAGCTACAATGCTATTTCCAGCACCAGTAGTTCCTATTGTGATATTTGTTGTGTTTACACTAACGCTTGTTGTAGCATCAAGGGTTACAACTCCTGTGGAGTTAATATCTAAGGTAGCTACATTTATTTCAACTTCGCTACTATCTAAAGTAGATTTTGTTAAAGAGGTTAGATTTAATTTATCAGCTAAAGAAGAACCGATATTAATCTCAGCCTCGCCAGAACCACTGTTAATAGCATTAATTACTAATGACTTAGTAGCAGCACTGTTTGAAGTCATTGTAAAGTTAGAAGAATCTGTAGAATCAATAGAGATTCCAGTAGCATCTAACGTAAAGTCATTCTTAACATTAAGATCCATGTGAGCATCGCCCACAGTATTATCAGCTTTTAATTCAAACGTAATTGCAGTGCCAGTCGCTGCTTCAACACCAACCTTAGTTGTGTTACTACCAGTGATAGCGACTGTGGTACCAAAAACAGTAGTTGCAACTCTTGTTCCAGATGCGCCGATAGTTGTTGCGCCATCAATCTGAGCCGTTCCGTCTACTTCAAAATTGCCTAGGACATGACCACTATGATTAATTGTTGTTGTTCCAGTGCTAGCACCAATATTAACAGCAGTTGCACCTAAGAAAGCATTAACAGTTGCTGGACCATCATTAGTTAATGATGCTTCTGAATCTTTATTTAATAGGTTAAAGGTAGCTACGTTAGAATATAGATCACCACCATTAATAGCAAAGTCGCCAGAAATTGCTTGACCACCAGTAACATTTAATGCGCCCTGAACATTTAAATTTCCAGCGATACCAACACCACCATCAACAACCAACGCACCATTTGTGTATGCAGTCGATTCAGTTGTTGCATTAATGTTAACTGTTGCAATTTTACTTTCGATATCCAAACTATTGGTATCGATTGACATCGCCAAAGTGCCATCAGTATAAAATGCTAATGTGTCATCAGATTGAGCAGGATTGCTTTCTGCAGTAATATATGTTAACCCATCAACTGAGCGGACGCCACCAAGCGATGACCAGTTCGATCCTGAGTATCCTTCGAATTGAGAAATATCAGAGTTGTAACGGATAGCACCTTGAACTAATGGACCTTGCTGGGCTGTAGTTCCAACTGGAATTACTAATCCATTTGTTCCAATAACATGAACATATCCAGTTCCTGTTGGATCTAATTCAATATTACCATTGGTATTTGTAGATGATATCTTGTTACCATCGATAGTAATATTATCGATGTTTAATTCATCGATCTTTTTATTGCTATCAACAATAATTGCAGAATTAGCAGTTAATGTTCCATGAACATGGTCTAACAAATCTGTAAAATATTTACCACCAATAACATAAGTATTGGCAGCGTTTCCTGCGGTTTCTGGACCGAAACCTATGTATAATCTGTCACCACCATTTGCTTGCGTTCCACCTGCAGCTGAGTATGCTAATTCACCATTGGCTAATGGGGTTGGCGCTGACGCTGCAGTGCCAGAACGCTTGATTCGAATAATTGATGCCATCTACTTATCTCCGATTAAAAATTTCCGCCATCCATATCTTGAGCCACAAGATTTCTCGATGCAATCCATTTAGTTGCTGGGACGTTATATATTAGTAAAGAACCTGTCTCTAAATTCGATGAGTCGACGTTAGCAGCCTGTTCTATTGTAAATTGTTGTAAAGCTCCAGAAACACCTTGAATACCAACAGCAGGAACCTGAACCTGCGAACCAATAGTGCTAATTACTGCAGGAATATTTTGCTGCTGAGAGACTTTTGCCTTTATATTACTCATCTTGTTATCTCTGGTGAAACTATTACTATACCTTCTAAGACTCTGAATTTATCCTGAGTCGATGTATTTGTTATCTCTATATCATACAAATATCTTCCAGCTCTCATGTTGGAAGATGTTGTTGGAGACAACTGCAACCTAACTTTTCCTTTTAGTGGGTCTCCATAAACAGAAGCTGTAAAACTAAAAAATGTTGAAGATTGATAGGATTTTCTTATCTGCGACTGGACAGTATACGCAGTTAAGTTCATCGGGCTTCCATCCTGATTTGTCAAGTCAATAATTGTGCTGAATGTGGTTCCCTGATCAATGTATAAATTAGATATTGTAGCCACTTCTTTTCTCCACTCTCTTATTTATTATTATGCAAAGTTGTGGTTTTCTTCGTACAACCAACCTCTTGCCTCATTATAATAAACAAAAGTAATAGCTTCTCTGTTATCGTTTAAGACCACATTATCTGTTGATCCAGCTAGTTTTTTACCATTTAGAATAATCGTGCAAATATTAGTTGTAAATGTTCCAGCTGCATCCACAATTTTAATAGTATCGCCCATAGAGGCTGTAGATGGGAATGTCACAGTAATAGAAGCTGATGCTGTATTTACGAAATAGTAGCCACCAGCAACAGCAGTAAAGTTGGAAGTCTTTTCTTCCCACTGACCAACTGAAGATCTAGTGATCGCTTGTGATAACTTTTCTCGTGTTATTGTACCGTCGGCAACGCTAGAAACTAAGAATTGTTTACCTAAGAAAATAATAAAAACATTACCGTTTGCTACTGGTGGAGTAGTAAATATTATTTGACTACCGCCAGCTAAAATGTTGTAATCTCTTCCTGGTTTTTGAACTTGACCATTTCTTACAACAAGCAATGATGCTGCAGTAGAAACTTTATAATCTAAATTGAAGGTTGTTTCAGACCCGTCCACTGGAGGGGTCTGAACTTCAAAAATGCCGTAAGTTGGTTCTCTTCCTAGATATGCCATTTTTACCTCTTATGCCTGCGATTCAGACCAAGTAATACGAGCAGAAGCCTGGAATGGAGCAGATCCATTAATAGTAGACGTATCAATTGGTGTTGCTGTAATAGTTAAGATATCTGGACCATTAGGGAATGTTTCATCACCACCAAGGATAGAGTTACCTAACTGCGCGACTTCACCAAGCTGCGCCTCTGTCTGAACTAGGCTACGCTGACCAGTTGTTGTGTTAATAACACCACCGCCACCAGCACGGAATGAGAATAACTGAATACCATTTTTAATAGTTTCGCCAGCAGTATGTTTATAAATCTGAGACAACGATGGAGCAGTATTATTAATAAAATTACTATCTGACAGATCAGAGTTTAAGAACAGTTTAATCTCACACTCA